GAGAAAATATCCTTTTAATAATTTACGAGGTAATTCATTCGCTATAATTTTAGTGCTTTCCGCATTTATGGTTATCGCAGGTGCGACTTGGTGGTCGGGGTCTTCGTTATCCCATACCGAACCAGCCTTGGCGATATTTTGTGGTGTATTAAAAAAATTTACATTTGAACTTAACATCGCATTAAACATATTTGTCCCATATGGATTACTATGAAACTGCTGTGAAGCTAAACTTGTGACCTCGGCATTGGTTGTGATTCCAGATGAATTTGGATTATCATTTGAAAATCTATTATTTATATTTTTGATATTTTCTACATCACCTGAAGCATTAAACTGCCCGTATTCAAAACCTAAAATACCCCAAATAGATCTTTCCCAAAATCTTTCATCTATTCCCATATCTTCAATTGCGACTCCTCCATGAGCATCATATATCAAACCATGAACCATATTTGAATTCATAGAAATGAAGGTTTTTTGATTTCCCTCAGACGCTGTCCCTGAAAGATCAATTACTTCATAGGGATGCATAGATGGAGACCAACTATCATATTTTAACTGCTTATTTATCTTGAAACAATCCTGACCTGCTTGAGATGATGGGGGTGGAGCGAATACATTTGGAGATGGGTTAGGGTCGCCTGCTGTATAAAAATTACCTACTTTTTCAGGTGCGTGAAGATTACTTAATTCAAATCTACTTTGTATATTATCAAAATTTAAAAGAGCATTATCTGCTCCTAAATAAACTTGGCGAATATCAGGTCCTTGGTTATATTCAATTTGCCCGTAGTATTGTAAAGGAGCAAATCCACTACTCAACATGATAGCTGCGTTCCCATAAGCATTAAAATGATAATCATAACCTATTTTTGTAGAGGCATTTATCCTCGCCCCTATTTGCTCCCCGAAATATTCAGTAGGTATTCCACCTATCGGTTCAGTAATCAAAGCGATTAAACCATTATGTTTTCTCGCAAATCCATATGCTAAATTATCATTTCTATCACCTGTAGTTTGTTCTGCTGTTAAATGACTTGAACTTTCATTATAATAAAAGAATATCGGAATAGATGAACCATCTGAAGCACTAGTTCTTGGAGTTGTTTTAGTGTTTGTAGTCTTATCCTCCATATACATATCTGAACCTAAAGGATCTGTAGATGATAATAAATTACCGCTTCCAGATAAACCTAAATGTAAAAATCTTGCTTCTTTTCTAAATGAAGCATTTAAAGATGCTGATGTCGCATTCGGATATAGTGAAGCATAATTAGTTAAATGATTTGTAGCATCTGTAGCATGATTCAAGAGTTCAGTATATAATCTTTGTGAATCAAAAAATCTCTTTAATTTTAGTAAAACCTCATCACTATAAGTATAATCTGTATAAATTATCGCTGTTCCAGAGGCTGAACCCGCTATATTACTTGTGATTTTGTTTCCGTGATAAGCACCTGCCCCTCTACCGCTTTCAACCAAGTGAGGTCGTTTAAAACCTATATGAGAATAACAAGTTAAATAATTCACAGCATTCGCTGTATTACAAGCATTATTTCCGACATTAAAGGGGGTACCATCTAATAATGAGGAGTTAAAAAATTGAGTAGCCCCAGAATTACTAAACATAGAATAATTGGAACAAGGGAATGCTTTATAAATTGTAGAATTCACTATGCTTGTAGGTGCTGTGATATTTCCAGTATTACTGATGGTCTCTTCATCTGTAATGATTTTAATTGTAGGTTCTGTTTTGATCAATTCATTTGTTATATTAGTTGAAATTGCTGAAGGTGAATTATAACCAGCAGGGATACTCAGTTTAACTTTCTGTAGAACCCTATTATAATTACCTAAGGCAGGATCAGGTTTAGTAGGAACAGGTTGAAGATATGAAGCATTACTCGCAGATGATAATTCACTCTGTCTATAAACTATTTCAGATCTTTTAAATATTGTATATTTACTATTATCTTGTTTTAATTTTCTTACATTACAAGAAGCACTATTGAAGGCGTCTCGCCCTATACTATCATCAAAATCAGGTGTAAATATATGTGATGCCGTTAAATAATATGTATTTAATCCTTTTGAATATGAATCTGAAGCACTCCAAAAAGATGCATTATGGGAGGTATCTGCTGGGTCCCCACCTTGGGTCGCATTTCCCATTGAAGCAGAACCCCAATTTCTCGGTAAAGTAATATTATTTTCACCATTAGTCGTTTTGTAATATGATATTACGATTGATGCTTCATTATCTTTCATTTTAACTTTTTGTGTTTCATTTGAAGATGTTTCATAAGCGAATCCAGTAGGAGAATATCCTTGAGATGCATTTAATTTTTCATATCCAATATATGATGAATTTACAGTTTCAGTAGTAGTGATTTGTTTTTCACCTAATACTTCACCATCCATTTGAATAACTGAACCACCCGCCCCTCTTTGAGCGATATGTGCCGATTGAATACTTACTTGGTCTCCAATATCAATTGTAATTCCATTTGAGACCTTATTTGTAAAAATAGCAGTATCAGTTTGTGCGAGATTACTCGCCGAGTACTCTTCACTGGATAACCTATTAGCATCCAAAAGGATGGTTTGCGTGTAACCTCCCTGAGACATTTATATAAGAAGAAGTTATTTTTTTTCAAATCATTAATGTTTTATATTTAATCGCCTCATCAAGAGTATTAAATCTCTTCGCATGAAGTTTTCCATTAATAGTTTTTGAAAATACATATTTATTACGATTCTTATCAAATGAAATATTCTTTATTTTTAATTTATTATTTTTCTGATATGGTCTATTAAATCCGTTCATGGATTTATTAACCCATCTTAAATTATTTAAATTATTATTAATCTTGTTTTGGTCTATGTGATCCACACAAGGTAAATTAAGAAAATTAGGTATAAAGTTCTCAGCAACAATCCTATGAACTCTGAGTATTTTTCTATTTAACGCCACATGATAATATCCGTGCCGATTAAGTTGAGGTTTCAAATATTTATCTGTTTTTAATGAATATACATTTCCAAAATTACTAATTAAATAATCTTCATAACCATTTATCTGTTTCCAAACTTCTGAAATCATGTTAATATACTATCATAATTAGATTTTAAATCAAATTTATAGGAGTGTAGTTGTAGCGAATCCATTGCTAATCGTTGTAAGTTTAGCGAGTTCCAACCATGAACGCTGAGTATATAGAGAACCATTTCCAAGACCATCATACTTGTAGTAATATTCAATACCACGAGTATTAACTCTTTCATTACGATTGAGTCGGTACGATAACCAATTGAAACGACCTAAAATACCAACTTCATCACCATCATCACCAGTATTCTGTGCGTATCCCATAAATTCATGATCGCTATCAAGTGCCGTGCCTTCAGAACAGAACTCTTCACGAGTTACAAAAGGAACCATGCCCTCTGCCTGTGCCGTATTATGAAACTGTCGTGCAGGATTAGTGACATCAATGGGATATAAGAATCTATCATTGTATTTGAGATTTACAGTGAGAGAACCATTTTGTTTCCCAGCCGCCGGAGCTTCACCAAATGTATATTTCTGTTCTGGTGAAATACTACAGAATTTATTGGTAGTAGTTAAATCACTTGTAGCGAGATCAGGTTGGAGACCAGTAATGACCTTGGTAACAATACGTCCAGCACCACCGAGGTTTCTAATACGAGTTTGGCCGTCATCTGTAGTAGATGATACAGATACCTTACTATGACGATAATCAAAGTGATTCAATGTAATTGTCTGATTCGCATTAGCATAGGCAGTCATCATTTCCTGTGGGTAATAAATGTAATCTGCGATTAACTTAACTTCATCTTCATTAACTACATAATTTGCCGTAGCAACACCATTCTTAGCCTGAGCCCGATTTACATTTGTAGGATCAAAATGTAATTCAACCGATACCTGTTCCTGCATCATGTAGAGAGGTAACTGAGTCTGTTTCAACATTGGGAATAATTCAGATAAGGCAATCTGGAATACAGGTGAATTTTTAATATCCGCCCACTGATGAACCTCTAAATCAGCCGTCTGGGCGGCGAATGAAGCACCAGTCTTGTTACGATATTCACGACCATTAGATAAACCGTAGAAAAAAGCCTGAGTATTATTACCAGCACCACCATTAATAGAATCGCTATCATCATATCTAAATTCATGTGAGATACAGCGTCCAGATTGAACCTGTTCCCTTTCCTTCTGATGTTCATTAGAAATAAACAGCGACTTGTAAGCAGATAAGAAATTATATCCATCTATTTCTTGAAGAGTCTTTGTTCCAACCTTTAAAGCACATCGTGAAATCAAAGAATGAATTCCAACATTAGGAGGGAAGAAACGACTTGAACCATCAGGAGCAGTTAAAGCGAGTGTAATTTTACTGTGTGAATGTAGTATCCCCTTGTTTAAAAATACAAATCTACAGAATGTGTTACTTTTAACGACTGGGTCTAAAATACTCGTTTCTACATCAGTAGCAGTAGTAGTATCCATGGGGGATACTCTTAGGAGGTTAGGAACATTAGGTGGAACATCTTGGCGTTCTACCATACTCTCTTGAACTTCTCCATCAAAATCATCAGGGTCATCTGGGGTCGGCATTGATTTACTCATATCCATATTTTTATAATATGACTACTTAAAATAAATTTAAAATTAAAAAAATATTTTAAACCAAAGGTGAACTACGTTAACGAAGTATGCGATGCTTATTGCATCACCTGCATCCCCTGTGGGCCGAACACCAGTGTATTCTTGGAATGAACGAAAACAAAGAATGCCTGAGGCGAGTCGCTCGTTAAATCTAAAGACATGTTAATACCGAAATTAACATTCCGAAAGTCAACTCCTTGATCCGAAATATTATCAAATGCGACTCCTACGCCGAAGGCACATCCACCATCCGCAAAATCTTTATCAAATCTCGCTGAATCTGAGTATCTTGAATTTACAGGACCAATACTGGTTCGTGTAATATCAGCGAACTTACTGATAGCATTCATGTAATTATACATGATTTGAGAATCTACTGTCTTATTCTTAGCATCAGTTTGCTGAAGAGTATTAATATTGAAATCAATTGGAAACTTAGAACCATTGCGAGTAAAAAATAGTTCCTTGATATCAGCCGAAGCACCATCATTATTTGTTGGATACAGAGTAGCAAGACCATCAAATGCTAAGTTATTAATATGAGCAGCAGGGATAATATTTGAAAATACTCCTAACACACGACTTAAACCAAGTTGGAAATTTATAATACCATTCGCAGAATTAATAGTTTGATAATAGGAAGTAAGACTGTTGTATTCATATGTTCCAGATGGTTGAGATTTCATCTGCTGAAGCATGTCAGGCTGAGGTTCAGCGAGTTCTGCAACAAGGGATACATCACTAAATTCATAAAGAGATTCACTGTAACTTGCCGAATCAGCATCCGCCAGAGTGTGGAATACTTGAGAATCTGGACTTAAATGTAATTCAATTAGAAGACCACCGACAGCCTCCGCCATGAGTGGGATAGGATTACCTCCGTT